AGGGTTAGTATGTAAGGGTAGGGTTTACCCCCCCCATGTAATAAATCGAGGGGGCGCTGTAGCAGGGGAGATTCACACACATCAACACACAAAACAAAAGACACCCCCCCCCACCCACACAAGTAACACAAGACACTCCAAAAAAATTTTTTTATAGTTTAGAATTTGTAGACATTAAATCAAGGAGAAGATATGGCAGGATTTCCTATGAGAAGGGCGTTGGAGAAGAAGATAGAGGGTTTGGGAGGCATTGAGTTTGTGACAGCACACATTGCTCAAGGAATGACGATTGGACGCTTGGCAGAGTTTATAGAGTGTTCTAGACCTATGTTGTCATTCTGGATAAACCATACTGATGAGCGTAGAGATGCGGTACTGAAGGCTAGGAAGTTGAAGGCTGAGAAACTGGCTGAAGAGGCTCTAGAGATTGCTGATGAAGCAGATGAGACATCAAACTCAGGAGTGAACAAAGCTAGACTCCAGGTTGATACAAGGAAATGGATGGCCTCTAAGTTAGACCCTGAGAACTATGGAGATACTGCAAAAACCCAAGTAAATATCAGTTTGGGTGATCTGCACCTCCAAGCTTTGAAGCACATGGGTAAGGTACAAGAAGTGACTACATTGGAAAACAATGGCGAATAACCCGTTTATCCAGTTCATTACCCTATACAGGACTAACCCTGTTCTGTTTGTCAAAGAAGTCTTAGGAGTTGAACCTGATGAATGGCAACAAGACTTTTTGAATGCTGTTGCGACTGGTGAGCGAAAGATTAGTATTCGTTCTGGTCACGGGGTTGGTAAGTCAACGACAGCGAGTTGGGCAATGCTTTGGTTCTTGTTGACCAGGTATCCAGTCAAGGTAGTGGTAACTGCCCCTACTTCTGCCCAACTTTATGATGCTTTGTTTGCCGAACTAAAGAGATGGGTGAAAGAGCTACCTCAACCTATCCAAGACCTGCTCGATGTCAAACAAGAGAGGATTGAGCTAAAGGCAAGTGCAACAGAAGCGTTTATATCTGCCAGAACATCTAGAGCAGAGCAGCCAGAAGCTCTACAAGGCGTTCACTCTGATAATGTGATGTTGGTAGCAGACGAGGCTTCTGGCGTCCCAGAGGCGGTATTTGAGGCTGCTGCGGGTTCTATGTCTGGTCACAATGCTTTGACCATTCTGTTGGGCAATCCTGTGAGGTCTTCTGGCTTCTTTTTTGACACACATAATAGATTAAAAGACGAGTGGTGGACAAGAAGGGTGTCCTGTATTGACTCTACGAGGGTCAGTAAAGAGTATGTTGAAGACATGAAATCTCGCTATGGCGAGGAAAGTAATGCGTTCCGAATCCGTGTTCTGGGGGAATTCCCAAGGAGTGATGATGACACTATTATCCCAATGGAGTTGCTTGAGTCTGCCAAACATCGAGACACCAGAGCTTACGAAGATTCGCCTATTGTTTGGGGATTGGACGTTGCTCGTTTTGGATCTGATTCGTCAGTTCTATGTAAGCGTCAGTCCAATGTAACCTCTTCTCTAGAGCGTTGGAGAAACTTAGACCTGATGCAGTTAACAGGTGCTGTGGTTGCTCAGTATGAGGCTTGTGACCATAAGACCAGACCTGCTGAAATTTTGGTTGACTCTATTGGCCTTGGAGCAGGTGTTGTTGACCGATTAAGAGAACTAAAGTTACCAGCCAGGGGTATTAACGTCTCTGAGAGTCCTGCAATGGGCGGTACTTATCTCAATTTAAGGGCAGAACTGTGGCACAAAGCCAAAGCTTGGCTTGAGAAACGAGACTGCAAGATACCCAATAACGAGGATTTCATTGCTGAACTGGCAACAGTAAGGTATACATTTACCTCTAACGGCAAGATCAAGATTGAGTCTAAGGATGATATTCGTAGACGAGGATTGAAATCACCTGACATGGCTGATGCTTTTGTGTTGACATTCGCCTCAGATGCGGCTACTGTGTCTTGGGGATCAAACACTTCTTGGAGTAAACCGATCAAAAGGTTGATCCGAGGGATTGTCTGAGAGCCGTTGCCATTTAAGAGCCGCCTTAAGCAAGTGGCTCTTTTTTTGTTTAACACAATATGGTACTATCACGCAACCTTTCTGGAGACTTCTATGAAGATGGATAAAGCTGCTGAAAAAATTGCCAAAGTTATGGGTGAATACAAGAACAAAAAGTTGCACTCTGGTAAGGGTGGTCCTGTTGTAAAAAACCCTAAACAAGCAATTGCCATTGCCATTTCCGAATCTAAGCGGATGAAAAAGAAATGAAACAAGGTCTGTACGCCAACATCCATGCCAAGCAAGAGCGTATCAAAGCTGGCTCTAAAGAGATGATGCGCAAGCCTGGCACTAAAGGCGCTCCTACTGCCAAAGACTTTAAACAAGCAGCTAAGACTGCTAAAAAGAAATGATTAAACGTGGTTCCGAAGAGTTCTCTGGCTACAACAAGCCCAAGAAAACTCCCAACCATCCAAAGAAAAGCCATGCAGTATTGGCTAAATCTGGTGACGAAGTGAAGCTAATTCGCTTTGGTCAACAAGGTGTTTCTGGTAGTCCTGATGGATCTAAGAGAAACGAAGCATTCAAAGCCCGTCATGCTGAGAACATTGCCAAAGGCAAGATGAGTGCGGCATATTGGGCCAACAAAGTAAAGTGGTGATTATGAAATGCCCTATCGCAACCTATGACATCAAAGTCAATCTAAAAGCTCGTAATTGGGCTTTTAAGAATGTTGGTTATGGTCCTGCTAATCCAGAGGAAGAGAACGAAGACTTCTGGAATGCCCGAGCAGAAGAGTGGCAGACTCCTGTTGAAGAGGCCAAGACCATGCGTTGTGGTAACTGCGCTGCCTTCATCCAGACCCCAGAGATGATGGACTGTATCCTAAAAAGTATAGATGAAGAGACCGATGGCTATGCCAAAGATGTCCAAGGTGCGGCTAATCTTGGCTACTGTGAACTGTTTGACTTTAAATGTGCAGGTGAGCGCACCTGTTCAGCATGGCTATCTGGTGGCCCTATCACCAAGAAAATGACCAAGAATCAGCAAAATATGTTGATGATGGCTAAAACCGAATACGACATGGAAGACGAGGAAGATTAAATGGTTGAATCTATTGTTCCAGCATGGTTAACATCATTATTTGATTCTTTTGGTCCAGAAGCAGTTGGTGGATCAGAAGCAGTTATGAGTGGTGGTGCAGCGCCAGTTCAAGCCTCCATTGGTCAACAAGCAGGGCAAGCTATTGGTCAAATGGTTTCTCCACAAATTCAACCATACCAAAATTTTTACAATACTGTAACCAACCCAAATACAAGTGTTGGTGATATGGCTAGAAGTGGTTTTCAGTTGGCTTTTAATCCAAATGAAGATGAAAAAAATCTTAACTTTAAACAAATGCCTAATGCCTATGGTGGCATGGCTAACAATTATGTTGGCGGCATCCCTTCTCTATTACAGAATACTGGTTCTGGAATCCTCCCTTATATCGGCTCACGATAAGGAAATAATATGTACGAAAACCCAATGTTGATGGCTGAAACTCTCCAAGGCCAAATGGAAGGCAATGAGGTAATGTCTGAAGAGCAACTTCAAGGCGTTATCTCTGCTGAAATCAATGATGCTATTTCCTTCATTGATGATGACATTGGTGGCAATCGTGCAAAGGCTACCGAGTACTACTATGGAGATCCCTTTGGTGACGAAGAGGATGGTCGTTCACAAGTTGTCTCAATGGATGTCCGAGACACAGTACAAGGCATTTTGCCAAGCCTGATGCGTATTTTCTTTGGCCCAGAGCGTGTGGTTGAGTTTGCCCCCCAAGGTCCAGAAGACGTGATGGGTGCTGAACAAGCAACTGACTATGTAGACTTCATCTTTAAGCGTGATAACCCAGGCTTTAAGATTCTCCACTCTGCTTTTAAAGACGCTTTAGTTCGTAAGTGCGGCATCGTTAAGTACTGGTGGGATGAGTCAACAGAAGTTCGTGCTGAATCATTCTCTATGCTTGATGAGCAAAGCATGATGATGTTGACAGAAGATCCAAATGTTGAGATCTCTGCGGTGCGTGAGTATCCTGTGCCTAGTACTGAGCCAATGAATGAAGCTCAAGCCATTATGACTCCACCCCCCATGATGTACGATGTGGAGATCAAACGCAGAATTAAGACTGGTAAAGTAAAGATTGAGGCTTTGCCGCCAGAAGAATTCCTGATTGACCGCAGAGCTAAATCCATTGAGGAAGCTATTTTCGTTGGTCATCGCACCATGAAGACTGTTTCTGACCTTGTAGCTATGGGCTATGACTATGATGAAATGGTTGAAGCTGCAGGTAATGGTAACGACTTTGATAACAATGACGAGTACCAAGCTCGTAACCCATTTGCTGTAATCAGTACTGCAAACAATGGTGATCCTTCTAGCAAGAGTGTTCTCTACATTGAAGGCTACTTAAAGGTAGACTTTGATGGTGATGGCATTGCTGAAATGCGCAGAATCTGCACAATTGGTACTGGCAACAAGGTTGTTCGCAATGAGATTGTTGATGACCGCCAGTTTGCTGACTTCTGTCCTGATCCAGAGCCACATACATTTTTTGGTATGTGTCCTGCAGATGTGGTTATGGACATCCAAGAGATTAAATCTAATGTCCAACGTGGCATCTTGGATTCCTTGGCACAAGCTATCCACCCCCGTACAGCCATTGTTGAGGGTCAGGCTAACCTAGAAGATGTGTTGAATACTGAAGTTGGTGCTGTTATTCGCATGAGAGCGCCAGGCATGGTTCAGCCATTTACTACTCCATTTGTTGGTCAGGCAGCATTCCCAATGCTTGACTACTTGGATGACATTAAACAGACCCGTACAGGCATTTCTAAGGCTGCCGCAGGTTTGGATGCAGACGCTCTGCAAAGCACTACCAAAGCCGCTGTATCTGCGACTGTCAATGCCGCACATCAGCACATTGAGATGATTGCCCGTATCTTTGCTGAAACAGGTATGCGTAAGCTGTTTACAGGCATCTTGAAGTTGGTTGTTGAGAATCAAGATCGTGCAAGAATGGTTCGTTTGCGCAACACATTTGTGCCAATTGACCCCCGTTCTTGGAATGCAAACATGGATGTAATCGTCAATGTTGGTGTTGGTGATGGCACTATTGAAGACCGAATTAACATCTTGAACCAAGTCGCTATGCGTCAGGAAATGCTAATTAAAGAGACTGGCCCTAACAATCCTGTTGTAACAATACCACAGTACACCAACACTTTGACTAAGATGTTGCAACTGGCTGGTATCAAGGATTCACAGAACTACTTTAACCAGTTACCTGCTGACTTCCAACTGCCAGAACCACCTGCTCCCAAGCCCACTCCAGAGGAGATGTTGGCTCAAGTACAGGCTCAAGCTATTCAAGCTGACATCCAGAAAAAGGCTGCTGAACTGCAGTTGGATCGTGAAAAAGCATTGTTGGCAGATGATCGTGAGCGTGATCGTATTGAGCAAGATGGTATTTTGCGTAGATATGAGCTAGAATTGAAATATGGTGTACAAATTCAAAGTGCGGAGATCAATGCCGCAATGAATAAAGACCGAGAGTTAATCCGTCAACAAGCTGCAATGAGTCAAGTGCCTCAACAGCCCCAACCTATGATGTGATATGGATGAATTAGAAATTAACCTCGCAAGAGGTGACAGAGCGAAGTTACTTCTAGAAGATGAACTCTTGAATGAGTTAATCAAAAAGATAGAAGATGACTGTTACAAAGAGATTCGGAATTCCACAATGATGGAAGGTCCAGTGCGGGAACAAGCGTATATGCTCTTGAAGACAGTAGATCTATTTAGAACGAAACTACGCTCTGTTATGGACACAGGTAAGATGGCAGAAGTCGTACTTACCCGCCAGCGTGGTCGCCCACCAAAGGCAAAATGATTGTTCAACTAAGAGGTAAATATGTCCGATAACGCACAAGCAGTCGGTTCGATTACAGTAAACCAAGCAGCGCAAAGCTTTGCTACTATGCTAGACAGCCAAGAGGGTGTTGACACTGGTGCAGAGGCGCAACCAGAGGAGGAGCAATCCGAATCTGAGTCTGAGGAAATGGAATCTGCGGAGCCGCAAGATGAAGCAGAGGAAACTTCTGAGGAAGTAGAAGGCGAACAAGAGGAAGCTGAAGAAGAAGCTCCGAGGGATGAGAAGTTTGTTGTCAAAGTTGATGGCAAAGAAATCGAAGTCCCAAAGGATGAACTTATCCGAGGCTACCAACGTGAAGCTGACTACACACGGAAAACGCAGAAACTGGCAGAAG